GTCAACGCGCAGGCGGAAATAGCGCTTTGATCCCAGATACCCGCAACGAACAACAATCTGGTCTTCAGCAGGATCATCAATCGTATAAATAATCCCGTTTGATCCCAGAGTGCTGGCGACCTTATTGCCTGTCAATAACAAAGCATTCGCATCGGTTACTGCAGCGAATGTGGTGTTGTCGTTGCTATCTTCTGCGATGACATCGTGCTTAACCGATCCAGAAAGCGTATCGCCTGAATCTCCCACTGCAAGAATAATCTCATTGGCATCGCCTTCGCGGCAATCAAGACCTGTTGAAGGCGTGCCTTCGGTGTCGTTATTGACAACGATGGGAACCATCATCAGGACGGTTTTGATATTTGTATGCAAATCACGTGTAGACATTTTCAATTCCTTTCAAAAAAGAAAAGGCGACCCGCATTACCGCGAGCCGCCCTTTAGGTACGGTCATTAGGTGCTAAACTTCATCAGCTTGATAGCTTCAAAGTTCACAACGTCGCCACCAACACGCTTGGTTGTATAAAACTTCACGTAGGGTTTGGCGGTGAAACTATCACGCAAGATACGAAGACCTATACGATCCACAATCTGATATCCGACATTAAAGTTACCAAAAGCGATCGACAAGCTATTGGCTGCAATTGCAGGCATATCTTCGGCCTCAACAACGTTGAAACCCACCAGTGTGCCACCTTGGCGCTGTTGGAAATCAGGTTGCCACAGGTAATTATTTTGACCATCTTTAAGACGACGAACGGCTGAAAGAGTAGCTCTGCGCATCATAAAAACAGCATTTTCGCGATAAGCGGCTTTCAAAGAATAGACCAAGTTGATCAAGGCATCGCCCGGATTGGAAGATGCAAAAGCACCGGAGGCGCCGGAAACAATCTGTTCGATCACGTTGAAAGCACTGGCGCTTGGTGTTCCGGCAGAGTAGTTCAAGAAGCCGCGTGGCTTTTTAACGCCATCACCGGCAACAAAAGCAGCATTTTCAAGACGTGATAATTTATCAGCCACCTTTGCGGCAAGCCATGTCTCCGCATTAAATGCCGCATCATCGAGCATTTTTTGCGTTGCGCGTGGTTCGGCATAAACTTCATGCACTGGGATACGGTATTCACCAATTTTTGGCGAAGTTGTCTCGTTCCGCGCGTCAGTCTCACCAATCCATCCGGCACCGGCTTCGTCCAGATCATTCATGCCTTCCAAAGCATCGGAGCTGATAGTAACAACATTCGCAACCTGACGAATGGGACTGGTTTCATAGACTAAGGTATTGATACGGCCAGACATGTCAGGATGCACAGCATATCCGCCATCTGGATCAGATCCAACAGAAAGCGCCTTGACTTCATCTGCGGTCGCGCCTGCATTGTTTCTTGTGATGTAGGAATGAAATGCGCCTTTATAGGCTTGAGTTTGCTCTACAGAGATCTCGCGCTTGCGTAAAAGAGAGAACTCTTTAGCTTCTTTTTCAGCCGCTTCTTGCGTTTTGCTATCTCCGCCATGACGTTTAAATGCAACTTCTAATTCGTCAGCGCGTTTCTGTGCAGCTTTAAGATCGTCCTGCGATTTCTGGATCGCATCTTCAATTTTCTTGAGCTTATCTTCGGTCACCGCATCTGCAGCGCCTTTTTTCTCAATCTGCTTAATTCGCTCGTCGTTGGTTTTTTTAAACTCAGCGAAAGCGGTATGAAAACCTTCAACCGCCTGTTTTACTTCTTCACTCATGACATTTCCTTTTCAATGTGAGATTGCTTTTGCAAGTTCATTCAGTTTTTTAACCAAGCTCTCATCAACCTCACGCTGACCCAGTGCCTTGTAGCCTTTAGCAATAATGCCTTTGGCTTGTTGGCGGCTGAAACCTACCTCCCGTAGTACGGCCTCCAATTCTCTCTCGGACGGGACATCTCCGGCGTCCAAACTCTTTTTCAGCGCAACGCGTGCGCTATCGTTTGCTGGGAAAGTCACAAGTGACACCTCCAGCAGGTCAAGCTCTTTCAACTTGCGCAGGCCTTTATCGAATTCACTGTCCAAGGTGCGATATCCGATAGAGAGCCCTGTCAAGACACCCTCTTTTAAAAGGTTATAAGCTTCCTTCGCACGCGCCACGGAACCAACCAAAAGTTGGCCTTTCACAAAAAGTCCACGGCTGTCCTCTCTCATCTCAGTGAATTTGCCGATAGGTTCCGCTGTGTTGTGCTGCCACAGCATCGGCGGCATGCGCTTTTTCTTTGCGGCCTCAGCAAGCGTTTTCTTGAACGCGCCTTTCAGTACAACGTCATTGACGCTATCGATTTCGTCAAAAACAGACGCGTAGCCTTCAAATACTCCGTCCTCGCCCAGCTCTTTAAGCTCAAGCGCGACATCTTTCAACTCTGACATTTTCACTCCTCAAAGAAATCTTCAGCGCGGCCAAATACAGATTCAAGTCCAGGGTAAAGGTGCTGCACATTGCAGCGGCAATTCACAACTTCTTCCGGTGATCCGTTGGGATCGCCAGGGTATTTTAATTCACTATCACCGACGCGAATGGTCGATCCGGCTTTGTATTCTTGACCATCCACTGCGCTATGACTTGGCCGCACACGGTCATCATCGCCTGAAGTCCAGACGTTTATTCTTTCTCCCAGATTTAAGGCGGATCCTAGCAAATCGTTTGACGCATTTGCTGCAGCGTGTGTTTCGGTTCGAGCAATTGTTACAGCCCGCGCCCTGCCCATCAGTCCAGCTGTCGATGTTCTGATATTTTTAGCAATCTCTTGAATGCTTAGACCTTCTTGTTCAGCATCGGTGATCACCTTGCGGATAAGGCGCCGCGTGGTATAAGAAATTTCTTCCGCTTTTTTTAAAGCGTATCTTGATACCCATGCCGAAAATGTTGCGCTAAAAACATTCTCCGCATTCTTTGTCTCAAAGGACGGATATGCTTTTTGCAAAGGCTTCAGGTAATTCTTTTTTGCCTCCGCAGATGTCTTTTTATAATGTGCTTCAAGTATTGATTTCAGATGTTCGCGGTGGCTTTGAAAAGCGTATTCCAAAGACTTTCCTGTATTGATTGCAATCACCGCGCGATAACCGATGTTCCTGAATTCTTCAATCACTTGACGTCGCAAGGCAGGCTCACGCTTTGCAATCATCTTTTCTTGCGCGCGCCATGCTCTTAAACGTTCAGCCCGATTATTCTTGAGAATTATCGCCATAGGCTTCTTCCGCAGATGCCGCCGCCTCGACTGCGCTGTCCTCGCCTTCAAAGACTGTTTCCAAGGGCACTGCGCCGGCATTAACCAGCAAAAGATCACCGCTATCGATCGGATCATATCCAAGCGCGGCGCGTTTTTCGTTAATCGTCAAGAAATCAGCAGTCTTGACTGATTCCCATTTTTCTTTGCGGCGCGGTTCTAACGCTTGAATATCATCGGCGTCATATTCAAGTGTAACGTCATCGCCAAACATCGGGCAAAGCCAGCGGTTCAGTTCGTCCTTGATCTTGTCAACCAAAGGCAAAACAGCGTCGTCGTAAAGCGCCATACGCGCCTGTTCAAAGTTGGCAAAGGTTAAAGACCCGTCAATGCCCACCAATTGCGGCGGTACACCGAATGTCAAAGCAACCTCACGCGCCGAAACGTCTTTGCCCGCAAGCCAGTCCATGTCTTTTGGCGACAAAGACATTTCGCGCCAGTCAAGACCGCCTTCCAAAACCATCGGGCGCCCGGCATTATTTCCGCCGCTTGAAAATTGCTCTATTTCGCTGCGCAAAGCCGCGCGTTGTTGTTCAGTCAAAGTCGACGGCATATCACCATCAGGCTTGTAAATCAAAGCACCTGATGCACGTGCCGAATTACCGAGTAGCCGCGCATTCCACTTTCCAGCTTCGTTGTGCTGATCGATGCTGAACGACGCAGCCTCAATAGCTGACATGCCGTACCAGTCATCCAGCGGATGAAATGATTTAACGTGCAGAATTTCATTAGAAAGACCCGTGACCGGATCGACCTGAAAAGTCACGCTGCGCCCGCCAACTTTGTAAGTATAGGATTTTGGCATTCCCTTCGCATCAGGCACAACCCGCACGCGATCAGGGCGCAATGCCCAAAGCTCTTTTGGCAATTTCCGCGCAGTGATATTCTCGACATAGCTATTGCCGGAAATCAAATAGAAAGCATAAACAGATTTAAAAAACTCGGCTCCACCCTGCAAAGGATTTGGCCGTTGCAGCAAATCAAGCAATGGATGCTTTTCAATTTCCTTGCGGTCACGCTTGCTTTTCAAAACCCACGGTACAGCGGCCGCATTGTTTGAAATCATTTCAATGCAGCGATAAACGATAACGCTTTTCTGATAGCCTTCTTGCGCGAATTGCGCGTAATCCTTTGGCGTTGCCTTTTCCTGTCCAACCCCATAAGTCACAAGGATCGGATGTGTTTTGCTGGCTTTATGCTCCAAGCCTCTCAGAGCGCGCCATGCTGCGCGAAAATTCATGCGCTATCCCCAGATGCGCGGCGCTCCCGCTTGTCTTGAAAGCATAAGCTCCGTAAACGCCCAGACACGCGCATCCAAACGATCAGGGCTTCGATACGCGCCGCCAGCAACCCAGCTGCAAAGCTGATCTTCAAGCGCTGAAAAAGTTCCAACATGATGAATTTTTCCTTGTTCGTCTAAAGCCGCCACAGGTTCAGCACGGGCATATTTGCCGCGCGACGCATGAACGCACTTGATCGGTACGCTTGGGTCATGTGTGCGGATCGTATGCTCAACCATTTCACCGCCGTTGTTGCTTTCGGCGATGATGCGGTCGGCATTAAATTGATAATAAGCGGTCACAGCTTTATGTGCCCACTGCGACGGTGTGTAATGTCCTGAAATATCCGCCAGCACATAGCCGTGGCCGGCCGCATCGATGCCGCAGACGACAATGCCTGTTTCATCGGAACTCTGCAGCGACGTCGCAGCTGGGTCGATAGCAACGACGATACGTGTTAGCTCTGGCGCTTGCCCTACGCGGTTTTTGTGTAGCGTCTCACGCGTCCACAAAGCGCCTTTGACTTCGGTGGCAAAAGCTTCTTCGACGCTCGAAGGATATTCCCTGCGAAAGCGCGATATGTCGCCGCTGAATTCTGCGATCTTATTTCTGCGCCAGCATATCTGCTGATCGTCCAGCCCGTATTGCTCTTGCAGTTGGCGCTCTTCTTCTGTCGGCACAAAATCGACGCCGCATGGTAAGCGATATTCATCCTGCCAGTACCACGGCACAAAAATCAGCTGATAATCGTTCAAGCCCTTTTCGGCCGCGACACACATCGCGTGAAACAGACCCTTGGCGCCGTCGCTCGTACTCTCCAAAATCACTTCAGTGCCAGGCAGGTTCGGTATCGCCTGCAGAACGCCGGAAACGTGCTCTTCCGCATTCGGCCAGAAAGCAACCTCGGATCCATGAAAGAACTGGATCGTGTCAGATCGGCCCGTGCCTTGCGACCGTGCCGTGCCGACGCGGTATGAGCTGTCCAGTTTGTCAAAGACCAACTCGCGCGCGTTCGACGCCGATGTCGACGGCCGCATGCGCTGCGGACAAAGCTCGTGATATCGTTTGACCATCGCGTAAAGATTCTGCGTGGCTTCATCCAGGTGGGTCAGAATGAAGGCGCGCACACCATGGCGGTGTGAAACTTTCCAGTAAAACCGCGCTTCGACATACGTGCTGCAGCCCTGCTGCCGGCCCTTCAGGATCAGCGCGCGTATCTTGCCCTTTTCCTGAAGCTGCCGTTCAAGGCAATCATGCATATGCCGCTGGGCCTTGTTCAGCTCCAGCCTTTTAACCTGGCCTTCTTTGGTCCGTATCCCAAGGCAGACCCGCGCGTAATCAACAAAGCTGTTTTTTAAAAGCAGCCTGACGCGCTTTTCTTTCTCACTCAGCATCCGCGGCGGCTTCTGCACCGTCCAACAATGCGTCCAGCGCGTCTTCGTGCAGCGTGTTCGAAACGTCCAGCTGCGCGTGCTGCAGCTTCGGATGGCAGAACGGCGCTGCATCCTTGGCGATGTTCACAGCCATTAAGCGGCTGGCATGAAACGCGCGCATGTCTTCTTCGGTTTTTGTTGTTTGGTATTTGGCGCGCAGTTCTTGCGCTTCGTCGCAGGCTTCGCGCATCGCGTCCAGCATGACTTCAAGCGGCAGCTTGCGCCCGCTTTCCATTTCGCGCCGCAGAATTTCCTGCGTGCGTTGATTGGCCGGGCCGGCTTTACGCCCGGCGCCTGGCCGTGCTCCACCTTTTTGGGCCACGGTTGATAACTTTCAATAATTTGTTGATTGATTTTATTTTTTGGAAACAAAAAAACCGCCCTGAAGGCGGCTGCTGTTTTCGATCATCTGGCCCGAAGCCAGAAAGTCCATTGTGATTAAAATACCTCGAAAGCTCCCCCGATGTCAAAATGTTTTTAAATAAATTTCATAACCGATCTTTTTAAACGCACAAAAAAGCCCCTCACAGCCATTTTGGTCACACTGGCTTCTGCACCCAACCCCTAAGCTCGCAAAACGTATCCAGCGCGGCTAGCAAGTTGATCCTTGCGGCTCCGTTTTTCTGCCGTGAGTGGCGATCAACTTCATTGCATG